CCAATAGCGGGTGCCGCAGGGTCTGCCCCGAGGGAGATCATCCCATCCAGGGCTCCAGTGCCCACCGTGTAGGTCCAGCCCTGCTTGTTCCGCCAGTACTCGGTATCCGTGGTGAACCGATTGACGTTCTGCTGAACCATCCGCTTCTCGGGGTCGGACTTCTCATCGAAGCCGCCACCGATCGCACTGACGCCAGTAGCGAGGGCGCCAACAGCAGGGCCGCCCGTAAGGGCGGTCAGAGGGTTCAGTGCGCCAGCGACGTAGTCGCCGGAAGCTCCAGCGGTGTTGGCGAAGTTAACGGCAGCCTGAGCGGGGGAAGTGTGCTTGGCGTCCTTCCAGGCGTCAGACCACTCCTTGCCGGAGGTGAGAGTATCAGCAGCGTCGCCGATGCCGCCCTTCGCCAGTTCCGCCCGCCCGGCCTCCAGTAGAAGGGTGGACATGGGCCGAGAGATGATGTTCGAGTAGGCCCAGTACAGGCCGCTGGCAGCCTTGTCGATCGGCCACTTCACAGCCTCGTAGCCCTGGCCGATCACCGGGATGTTCGAGATGGCCTTGTCGGCAGCCCCAAGGGCCTGGGTGATAGAGTTCAGGAACCCGCCACGGACCTGCCGTGCGTAGGCCTGTATCTCCTCCTGAGAGCCGAAGATACCGGCAGGCAAGGAGCCTGCCGTCACCCCGGTAGAAGGCTGCGTGAAGAGCGCCTGGCCAGCATCAGCCATATCCTGGTTCCAGTACGAATCCTTGGGCTGCCCGTAGTCGTCGATGCCCCAGAACCCGAGAGACCCCTGATATCCGTTGCCAGCCATGATCTCACTCCTTACATATTCGCCTTGAGGTTGCGTACCAGGTTGCGGGCAGCGTCAGAGCTGCCCGGCTGGTTGGCCATGAACTCCAGCGCCGGGAGGTAGGCGACCATCGTGGTGTCGCTCACCTTCTGGCTGCTCGACAGGATGCTGCTGTCACCGCCGGGGCCGAGGTCGGCGCCATCAGTGACTGGGGTGTTCGGCATCTGGCTCGGCTCACCGAGCCCCACCACGTTCTGCGCGGGGTTGCCGAACAGGTCGTTGAAGTTCATCCCAGAGACGTTGACCTCTTGGGGCTTCTGCATGCCCTGCTGGGCCGCCTGGTACTGCGCCTGCTCGCCGTAGTCGGCGTTGGGCAGGCTACGGTTCGCGTCGGCCACAGCCTTGTCGGTCCGCTTGCTGAACTTGCCAGGGCCGGGAGTCGGTGTTCCCATAGCCTACCCTCCGCTCACTTCGGCATGTGCTTGTCGGTACCACGGGTGAGGCTGTCCGGATCGAACGAGCCGTTCATGATCGGACCAGTGGCAAGCCAGTTGGTCGTGGCCTGCTCCTGGTTGAGCCGGTCGGGACCGATATTGCCGTCCTGGTCATAGAAGCTCAGCTCGGGCGCCTCAAGCGCCATACCCTTCAGAGATCCGAAGACACCGTCAGGCGAGTGCCCGTCGATGCCACCAGAGAGATTACCTTCGTGGCCGGAGCCACTGTGAACCTGAGACAGGCCCATGTTTCCTCCTTGTTATCACACAGGTTGCTGGCGTCGCGTCTGCGCCGCCATGGTTGGCTGGCCCTTGCCGTTCAGGCCAGATAGGAGCGACATCAGGTCGCGCCCAGTCGATTCGCCAGCTTGGGGTGTGACACCCGCCATGTTGGCTCCTGCGGCCCCTCCAGGCCCGCCGGGTCCTCCAGGTCCAGCAGGCCCCTGTTCGGCGCCCAGAGGGGCGCCCAGAGGGCTCTGAGTAGCATCCACGCCAGGCTGAGCCTTGGGCTTGAACACTTCGAGGACTGCGTCGTGAACCGGCTTTCCCTTCTCTCGCAGCTCGATGAGCTTGGCCACCTTCTGGAGTTCAGGGACCGGGTCGAACTGGCCCTGAGACTGAAGGGCCATCGTCGGGATGGCCTGCATGTAACCCATGACGCCCTGCTTGAGGGCGTCCGTGAACTGCTCGTTGTCGATCTGCTGCTGCATCTGGACAACGTCTATGTTCATCGGGAGCTGGCGCTGGAAGAAGTCGCGGGAGATGAGCTGGTCTCCTCGAAGCTGAAGGAGCCCCACGATGGCACGGGCAGGATCTTGTCCAGCAGCAAAACCATAACTGACGTCCACCGTGTAGTCGCCCGCGATGTCCTTCGCAGGCTGATAGGACTCTTCGAAGGGGCTGCCTTGGACTGTTCCACGGATCGTCTTCTTCTCTTGGCCCCAGAGCTTCTCGTCCATCTCGAAGGCCAGGTTGATAGCGATGCGGAGCGCCTCGCCGATGACTTGCTGCCCCGTGGTGATGACCGTGTTGAAGCCGCCCATAAGGGCCTGTACGCCCTTGCCGGTGATGATCGAGGCATCCATCTGGCCCGAGCGCGCCTCAGGCGTGCGAGTGCCTGTACGCAGCTCCTGCTCAAGAAGCTGGGCTTCCTGCATCGGGGCTACGTTGTTGGCCAGGCCGACACGCACCACGTGCTGCGGGTTGTCGGTACGGATGATCGCGTCATCGCCGAACGTCATCTTCTGGACGTCGCGGGGGACGGCCAGGGGAGCGCGGACGTTCTTCTCCACAGCCTCAAGGCCGAGGAGAGCCATTCGGCTCTTGGCGAGCTGAACCCAGATGGCGTCATCGAACGCACCACGGACTTCGTTGTCGTAGCCGGGGCGCTTGCCGATGGAGACGTAGATCTTCCCCAGCGGGTTGTCCATACGGTCAACCAGCTGGTTGCCATGCTGCGGCAGGTAGATCAGGATCTGGTCGTTGTCGACGTACTTGATCAGCTCGATCTCACGCTCGGCCCACGAGCCGTCATCTCTCGGGCCCTGGTTGGCCTGGAGGATACGGAGAAGGCCGGGGAACTTGGCGACCAGATGGACAGCCTCTTCCCGCCACACCTTGGTGTACGACTTGAGACGCCCGAAGGCGTCCCACTCAGGATAGACGCCCATCGGGTTCTCGACCCGGATATGGGGACGCTTGGTGGTGAAGTCCGGCTCGACGCAGTAGATCGCCATGCCGTACGTGAGGTAGTGGTCGGAGACCGTGATCTGCTTGCCAGCGTACAGCCGAGACTCGATGAGATACCAGTTGGCGATCTTTGTCTTCTTCGAGTTGAACTGCTTCGACTTGTACGAGCTTGAGATGGCGGTCGTGCAGTTGACCGAAGGCATGACGCCCATAACCTCAGCCATGTCTCGGGCTGAGGTGTCGACCAGGTTGGCCACGATGGGCTTGGGCCATGCGTCAGGCATGGACCCGGGGATCACCGTGTCGATGTCCCCGGACCGGACGTCGTGGACGTCGCGGTGCCGCTGATCCCTATCGGATGCGGCTCTCCGGAGACTCTCTACCTTGCTAGTGATCTGCTCATACGATAGAGCCATGAGTCACCTCCAGGTAAGCTACGGCCCTCTTGAGGGTCTCTGCGTCATCTCTAGCGTGACCCAGCATCTTGTTACAGTTGTCGCACAAAAGCGAGCGCACGCAGGCGCCACAGCTTCTCTCGTGATCACAGCACGCATGGTCGTGATCGACGTAGAAGGTTGCCTGCGGCTTGCGGCACAGCTCGCAGCAGAAATCCTGCTCTAGCATCTTGTCAATGTACTGAGCCTTGGTGAGTCCATACTTGCTTTTCAGGTTGGTGATCCACCTGTGATGCCGCCAGGCCGGGTCTTCGCGCTTGCCCGCCACTCTGTCGCGATAGTACCGCGCTTCACAGGGCTTACACTTACCCCTGTAGTACGGATTGCGACCCTTCTCCCGCTTCAACGAGAAGTCGGTGACTGGCCTTGTCTCACCACACGCTGTACAGGTCTTTGTGGGATCGGCCATGGGCCGCCTCCTTACTTCATCGAGGCTGGGCTACCTTGAGCAGCTTCCAGGTCAGAGGACCGAAGTGCCCATCAGCGTCACCAGCCAGCTGTGCGTGGTTCTTCTGGAACCACGTAACGCCCTTACGGTCGGCCGGTCCGAAGACCGGGCCGGGACCCACCTTATAGCCCTTGTAGCCAGCTCGGACCAGAGCCTTGCCGACCTCGGTCACCAGCTTGCTCGTCCGGCCGTAGAAGAAGTACTTGTCGCCCGGGAACGGAGCGTAGAGCGGGGAAGGCTTGGGGGTCGTCGGCTTCACGCCGAACAGGTCGGGCATGGGGCCGGGGTCGACGTGATCATTGCCCGGTACCTGGTTGTGCCCGTAGTGACCACCCACTCCGGTCCACGTTGCCAGTGAGACGGTGTCACGAGCGAAAGCCATGGGAACTCCACCAGGCCAACCATCCACGATGCCAAGACTGCGGAGCCAGGCAAGGAGAGTGGGCCACGGCTTGAGCGGTGTCTCGGCGAGAGAGTGGTAGACCTTGCCATTGACGGTCTCCCCTTCGGTGAACACCCACTCGATCTGGATGTTGTACTTGCCGGTCCGGTTGGTCCGGACCGTGCCATCGTTCTTGAGGCTCAGAGAGCGGGAGTCGGCGGGGAAGAACTGGGCGATCTGTCCCGTGAATGGATCGGCCAGGATGTGAGGCGCCATGCCGGCGCCTCCACCGGTGAACCAGCCCAGCTCGTTGGTGAACGTGTGATCGTTCGAGTTGGCGGTGATGTGGTGGGTTGCTCGTGCAGGGCCACCATCCATGGCCCCAGTGTTGCCCAGAGAATGCTTAGCAGCCCCAGGCAGCCAAAGGTCAGTCATCGTGGTCTCCTTATGACCAGCCACCGCCGAAGTCCCCGGCCTGGCTCAGGTAGTCAAGGGCCGAATCCAGTCGGCCAGGTGTTTCGATGAACCCAAGCAGCGTGTTGCAGCCCAGGCATAGCAGGCCTCTCGGCCTGCCGGTCTCGTGATCATGATCGAGGCACTTCGCTTCTCGCTCCTGGCAGATCAGGCACGTGCCATCCTGCTCGAAGTACATGGCCTCGTACATGAACTTGTCCACGCCATAGAGGGCGATGGACTGGTTCCAGCGCATACGCTCGGTCCCCACGCCTACGCACTGTTCGCACCGCTTAGCCGACGCGAACCCAAGGAAGTCGGCACCACACCAACTACAGGGCTTCACGCCCTGCTTCCGGGCCCCACCGGGGCCTCTCTTCGTTGCTGTCACCAGAACCCTCCTTCCGCTATCGCTGTACCGCTCAGGTAGTCAAGATCAACAGTTACTTGCTTATGCTTGTCGCGTTCCGACTGGTAGCTATTGCCCAGGTGGAACACCGTCTCGATGTCGTTCACCAGCTCACGTGCTCGCGTCTCTGCGAACCACAGCGCCATCACCGTGTCCTGCTTCGCCTTGCTCTGCGGGAACCAGGTTGTGAGTTGTTCTACCAGGGCTTTGACGCCCTCTTGCTGGCTGCGGCTCGGCAGGCGAATCAGGCCCCGGTCCTCCAGTGCCCCATCGAAGAGCATGGACATCGAGGCGACGCCGAAGTCGGCGTCGTTCTTGTTGGCTCCGGTGAAGTGCTCCTTGAGGATCGTACCCCTGGAGCCGAGGAAGTTCCTGAGGTCACGGTTCTGGGTGACCATCAGGTTCATCGCGTTCTTCTCGATGACCCACTCGTGCATGTGGTACTTGACGGTCCAGTCCTTCAGCTTGTCGAAGAGGTCGTCTGGCTTCTGGTTTGGAGCAGTCCATACATCGAGGACAAAGCGCATACCGGACATACGATCCACGCCGAGTACCACTGCTGCTGCATGGCCGGTGATCGCTGGGTCGAAGCCTCCGACAACGTACAGTCCGTCCATGCCGTGAGGTCGATGGCCAGGTGCTCCTGGGGACATGAGTCCGGCAGCTCGCATTCCGTCAATACTTGCTGCAACCTTGTTGGCTGGGAAGATCGCATCCTCGACCACCTGCTCCTGCTGGTAGACCATCTTCCAGTTCTGGGCCGACGACGTTGCCCGTCGTCGTGCTAGTGCCTTGCCCGAGTGCCAGGGGAAGAGTCCGTCCGGCCCTGCCTCCACCAGCTTTCTTGATCCGAGCGACACTGGGGGTCGGTTGGTGAAGGGTGCGAGAACAACCCAGTCGTCGGGTGAGTCTGCAAACTCAAGTACAGCGGGCTGAGTGAGGTACGTCCACGGAGACTCTTCATCCTGACCGTACCACTCTGGCTTCTGGATCTCGGAGTAGAGCTCAACAGGAGCAAGGCGCGTTCCCACCAGGAGAAGCGTGCCTCCAGGGTAGCTGAGTCGGTTGATGACCTCTCGCTGGATCCAGTCGATCTGCTTCTCGAACTCATGGGCGTTCTTACCTGTCACTGTGTCGTCGAGGATGATCAGGTCGGCACGGTTGCCGTAGATCTGACCGGTCATGCCGAGAGCCTGGACGGTCGGGGTGGCTTCACCCGAGTCACGAGCTTCGGCGTTCACGTAGATCGAGTCGGCTGTCCATGACGCAGAGTTCGCGTCGAACCCACCGTCAGGAGCGAAGTCGTGCTGGAGCTTCTTGTAGGCGTGGTTCGCCCCCGCCAGGCGATCCTTGATCGCACGCAAGAACCGCTTCGCCATCTCCTGGGTCTGGGACACTACGATGATCCGGATGTTCGGGTCCTGGCAGATGCGCCACGTCGTGTAGTTCACCGTGATGGTCGTGGACTTCGCGTGCTCGGGTGGAGTGTTGATGATGATCATACCAGGATCACCCGGCTTGTAGATCTGGTTCTCGTGCAGGTCGCGTGGAGCGCGACCCTCAAGGACGTCGTACCACTGGAGCTGATGACCAAACAGCCGAGTGTCGAGATAGTCCTCACAGAAGGTAGGGAAGTCAGGGACTTCTACCTTGTCGAACGCCCCGGAGGCGTTCTCCATCTTGGAGTATCGAGCATAGTCAGCACGGAACTCTTTGTCGGAAGACTTGTAGTACTGAACAGCCTGTGTGGTGATACCGAGATCTGCGCAAGCCTTAGAGACCGGGATGCCGTTCCTGAGGTAGGTCAGGATCGTATCCTTCTTCTCCCTCGTGGTCCTGTTGACCGGTCTAGCCATCTTAGCCTCCTGGGGGTGTATAGCAACTATGTCCATCTTGATCCCGCGAAGCGGATCATCTAGGACCACTTTGCTCTGCTTACCCTCGGGACTTGTAGGCTTCAGCTCCACCGCCGCAGGGCGGTGGAGGTACTAGGCGGGGAGAGATTCCGGGAACGGAGAGTCACTAGGTAGCTACTGTAGGCAGCCCCTGAGGGCTGCCCTTAGTAGTAGTACTAGTCAAGGTCCCTGCTGGGGCAGTGACCTCACTAGCTGCTGCCCCTAGGCTCTATAGGTTCTATCTATAGAGAGGGGTGAAGTTTGGGCTCTGGGACCAGTAGCAACCTGGGATGTTACCAAACCTTTACCAAAGTTCTACGGAGGGTGAGCAGGGTAGGCTACTATGGTCACACAGGGTGATGGTAGGAGGTGCAAGTTTTATGGCAAATTTCTAGGAGGTCTCACACCGTAGGTGTGCGCGCGAGGTTAAAACCCCCGGGTCGAACCAGGCCAAACCGGACACACAGTGACGAACCGGACGCAGGGAGCTACCAGGACACGGTAGGACATGTCACGACACGAGCTGCGCCGAGGATGTCCAGATTGAGCAGGATAGTCCATGATATGAGATGATGTGTCCACATTGTGATACAGATGAGGGCGATTGCCTGCGTTTATGGAGGGGGACTATGTCCTGACATGCACACCAGTGTGCAGTGGCTATACATTCAGCGCATAGCTGCATTCCTATGCACACCATCGCATAAGCATGAGTTGTCGTCACTCTGACGGTATGGGCCTATGTGTACGCACGCGTGACACGCGGTGTGGACGAGCCATGAGGTGCATGCATACGCGCACGCGCACGGCATAGGACGCGAGGGATTGCAACAGCAACGGTTGCTCTAGAAGCGGACATTCCATGATGTTCTATCCCAGCTCTGTACCAAGTTTTGTACCAACCACCAAGATCGATGTCCGAGGTGTCCGTTCTGCCCTGCCTCCCCCGCCGATGTCCAGCGCACAAGCGCTGGCCTGCACATCCCATGATTCTTTAGGGTTTTTCCATGATCCAAAGGGTTTACCTAGGGGCACGCACTAGCAAAGAGAGGCCTGCCACAAGCCCTCTGACCTGGGAAGCTAGACAACAGTGGCTGCAAACTGGCTTAGTTCTCGTTGTCAGGCCAACACGGATGACGGGAAGGCCAGCAGGATCGGCCAACCGCAAGGGGTTGACACAGCCGCTCGCACAGGGCAGAGTCTCCCCCAGCAAGGCAAGCAAGGGTCACAGGCAGCCGGTACAGCCCCTCTCGGGAGGTTAGGGGCTACAGGTGACAGGTGGGACCTTCGAAGGGCTTGTAACGGGCCTGGAGGCCTCTGGTGAACGTGACGGCCGGTCATAACGGTCGCACGGGACAGTATCCAGAGGAGTCGAGAACACCAGGGCTGTTCCTTGAGAACTGAATACGCAGCGTGTGAGCTTGATGCCCGCTAGGGCGGGCCGAGGGCCCGCCCGGGACCAGGCTGGTACCGACGTAGCGAGGACGTCGTGCGAACGGAGGCCCCAAAGCCCGAGGACGCACGGCCGAGCCGGATGGCTACCTGGTGGTTCACACGCATCGACGCTAGAGCGTCGCAGTCCAATTTCCCTGTAAGAGCCATCGGGCCCAGGGTGCAAACAGCAACACACGTGCTCAGCCATGCCAGCGATGATTGCTATAGCTGGCTCAGCCATGCACGTGGCACCCTGGGCCCTCTTGGCTCCGCAGGGACACGGCGCAAGCCGTGTCTCGGGGCCTGCGACCTTGTCGCAAGGCTAGAGAGAGAGGTACACCATGAACGAGTATCAGGACCAGAGCGTGTGGTACGAGCTGTACGCACTCTATCCCGAGGCGCAGCACGTGTTCCAACGCTCAGCGTTCGTCGAGGACTTTGACACTTGCGAGCAGGCGGAGGCTTACGCTTCGGGCTACTTCAGCCCTGGTGAGCCCTACCGCATCAAACGTGTCACCGGCCTGGATGAGGTGTGACCATGACGCTGAAGCTCGTCGGCATAGCCGACTTCAACGGCCAGGCGCACTGCCTGGACCACGCAACCACGGTGTCCAGCTACCGCGACGAGATCTACGACGTAGATCCTGCTCGCGAGTGCTGGTGTGGTGAAGTTATCGGCAACTCGGAAGAGGTCTGAACATGGGCAAGGCCGTCTGCGAGCTTGGCATCCTCGACGCCCGTAAGGGCGAGTGGGGCTACTCGCTGTGGCGTGAAGGTCGGTGTGTCAGTATGGGCACGCTCGACCTTCGCAACATCCGTTTCCACATCACCCCCGCTATGGCTGAGCGCTTGGCGCTCATGCTGGAGGGTGAGTCTGTCTAGGTAGGTAGCCCTGACGGCATACACTCACGTTCGAGTCGTGAGAGGGCACTGGGGCGCCTTGGGGCGCCCTCTAGGGAGAGGACACAGCACATGACGATCAACATCTCTGACGATGACATCAAGAACGGGCTTTCGGCCCTGGTCATCAAGCAGGGTGAGGACTTCGTCTACTCCAAGCGCAACGTCACGGAGGACTCCGAGGGCGGGTGCGTCTACGTCCACCAGGGCAAGCCTGACTGCATCATCGGTCAGTTCCTCGCTGGGAAGGGCGTGCCGGTAGAACGCCTGAAGCAGGGCGACACCACCACATCCCTCGGTCAGTCTGCTTTCGACCTCCTCGATTGTCTGCGTGAGGAGGGCGTGATCACGATCTCCTGGAAGGGCATGAACGCCCTCCAGGCCGCTCAGTCCGTGCAAGACCGAGGGAGGACGTGGGGCGACGCCGCCACATTCGCCCTGATGGAACTCTGAGAAACACAGCCCTGATGGTGTAAGGCGGGTTCGACTCCCGCCCAGGGCACGTCCCGAGTGGTTGCAGGCAGGTTCGATTCCTGTCCGGGGCACGCAAGATCCACTTACAGGAGGACAGTATGGCGACAACGTGGGCCGTGAGCCGAGAAGAGTACGTGACCGCCCTGAAGGCGGCACGTGCCGAATCGGATCGCATCAAGAACGCCACCCCGCCCCCGGAAGAGATGCCGGACTCGGCAGAGTACTTCCTGACCGAGGACAAGGCGTCCGGCTACGGCGTGACGACGACAGATGAACTGATCGGCCTCTATTCTCTCGTCCGGGGACGAGGAGAAGGCCTGGTCCTTGATGCTATCCAGCTCGACGGCGCGGCGTGGCTCGACTGTTTCGACGGGTTCCTGCCGAAGTACTACGAGCAGTTCGGGTTCCGCGAGTACATGCGTGAGGCCAACCGGACCGAAGGCGGTCCGGACGTGGTGTTCATGCGACTCTGACACAGCTTCTCCCCGCCGGAGTTCTGTCCTGGCAGGGAGAGACGGGGGCATAAACTAGCCCCATCGGGTGACCAGCAGCCATCAGGGTGCAAGGCCTTGACACCCACGGGTTCGGCAAGCGACTGAACCGGGAAATGAGGACGATATGAGCGACGACAACAAGGCACTCACTCTGATCGTGGGGGCCTTCGTGGTCCTCTTCATGCTCATCGCCGTAGTGGCGCACAACACCACGAGTGGTGGTGGTACCTACCAGTACCCGCACACTTCCTCGTACGGCCACTACGACCATGACGGGAAGTTCCACTACTTCCCGAGGTACACCAAGGGTAACAAGTACTATGTGGTGCCCTCCAAGCCGAAGTCCAAGGGGTTCGGCGGCCTCAGCAAGAGCAAGAGCTTCAGCGGCGGCTCTAAGCGCCGCTGAGGTAGCAAGGGTAGCCCGACGGGCAGGCATCTACGTTCGAGCCGTAGACGGGCACTGAGACCCCCTTGAGGGGGTCTTGAGTCAAGGGAGTGACATCATGAGCGGATACGTGCCCTGCGCCTGCCGCGACTGCCCGGATATCGCGATAGGCGAGGTCGGGGCGCTTTGTCTGGAGTGTGAAGAGGTCGACTGCGAGCCCCTCCCGCTCCGCCCGTTCCCGGGCGTGCTGAGCATGTTCGAGTGCCAGCGCGAACATGCATACGGAGGGTGAAGGGTGGCCTGAATGGCATACACCTGAGTTCGAGTCTCAGGCAGGCACTGAGGGCGCGCAGGGTGCCCTTGAGGAGGACATCGTGACCAGGTTCCAGACGTACTACATGGACGCCGCCGTCTTCGACCTCGCAGAGGTGATCGAAACCGCTCAGAAGCGGCTGGCCGACGTCGATTTCGACACGATGGTCGGCGCAGGCTTCTCGGGTGGGATCGTCATCCCCGCCCTCGCACTCGCCATGGGCAAGAAGTTCGTCCTGATCCGCAAGGAGACGGACGACTCCCACCATGGCAGGGGCCGGATGCTCGGCGACCTGGGTGAGCGGTGGATCTTCGTGGACGATTTCGTGTCGTCCGGAAGGACCCGCATGCGGGTCATCGAGAAGGTCGATGACGTCGCCCGGGATTACGACGTGAAGACGACGTTCGTCGGACAGTACATGTACTGCAACTACTCCGATGGGGGTCCGCAGCTCGAGCTCTCTGCGAGCTCGGAAGTCGGATATTCGTTCAAGTGACGCACAGGTGGCCAGAACGGCATACACCCAGGTTCGAGTCCTGGGCTGGCGCAAGGTTTCAGCTCCTGCTGAAACCGGAACGAAAGGCTGGAAGATGTTTGGGGAACCGGATTGGGCTGATGACTCCAAGTGCCTGGTATGCAAGGGCGACATGGGCAAGTCATCAGAGCTGATCTGTTCAGCCACGTGTGAAGACATCTTCACATACGGCCAGAGCACGTCAGTAGACATCGAGTACGACTGCTACGCTTAGGGAGCATGATGGGCAACGATGAGATCAACTCGACGGAGCAGCAGGCCGAGGAGATCCTGAAGGACGCTTACGCCGAGGTGCGAGCCGAGTGGTGCCCTCAGGGCGATGAGTGTCCCGTCCACTTCCGGGTGGATGAGGCGGACATCGAACCGGAGAGCCTGTACGCCCGGTTCATCACGTACGTCGGCGACTACGCCGTGGTCACCGGGGACAACCCCGAGCTGTTCACCGCCACGAACATCCTGGGACTTATCCTCGGCGAAGGCTCAAGGGTCGACCGCTGGCTGACCTCCGTGGTCTACGTAGGCGACGGCGCTATCGGCGACGTCCCTGAGTGGTCCGCAGAGGTCCTGTCGGCACGCGGTCGGCACGAGGAGACCCACGACGAGTGGGAGGCCCTCCAGGACCGCCATGCGTTTATTGTGGGCATGGTCCAGGGCGGCGTGATCGACCTGTCAGAACCGAAGGGATGACATGGGACTCAAGCGAGAGGAACTCAAGCGAGCCGAGGGCGTGGGCTACTATGTGACGTCGTACGGCTCGGATGCTTCCGACGTTCTCGGTTACGTGTCCAGCGACATGACCCGTCTTGAGGAAGAGGAGCCGTACGACCCGTACGGCCCGGTCTTCAAGGTCACGGTCATCGTAGAAGAAGTCTAATCCCGTCCCAGGCCCGAAGGCCTGGGCGGTCAAGTCAGCACGATGTTGCCGAAACATAAGTAGGCGCCCGCCTTTCTCACACCCTAGGCGGATGTTCGCATCGTGCTGGCCTGTCCGCAGAAGCGGAAGGCTACAGCAGGAGGAATCATGGAGAAGATGAATCCCGAAATCAAGGCCCAGTGGGTCGCCGCACTCCGCTCCGGGGAGTACGAGCAGAGCCACCTCGCCCTAAGGAGCAAGGACTCTAGCGGAGAGGTCAGCTACTGCTGCCTGGGGGTTCTGTGCGAGATCTCCGGGCTGGGCGAGTGGGAGGAAGACGGCTACCGCCTTAGCGGTGGCTACACCAACAGCAGCTTCCTGCCGAGCAGGGTGCAGGAGTGGGCGAACATCACTAGCGACGATCCTGCGGTTGGCGGGGAAGGTGTGGACTGCCTGTCCTACAAGAACGACAACGGTGCGACGTTCGCCGAGATCGCAGACTTGATCGAGCAGAACTTCTGATAGGTAGGGTGACCGGCAGTCACCGGGGTTCGAGACCCCGGCACCCACTGGCTACAATAGGAGGAACGACGTGCCGCAGGTAGCATACGTGGCGAGCAAGTCCGGCAACCGCTTCTACGCCCTCGAAACGAAAAACATCATCGCGGTGTCCGGAGTCGGCCTCAGGCTGGACGCCGAGTCGTACGCCACCGATCACGTTAAGGCGACCGAAGAGAACGCCTACGTGTACCGTGTCACCATCGAAAAGGTGGTCGGCTACAGGATGCAGAAGGAGGTTGTTGCGTTTGCCACTACCGAGTAAGAAGCAACAGATCGAGCAGGTGGCGAGGTTTCTGGACGCCGACCGGAACGAGGGGCGATCTCTTGACGAGATCGCCAAGGAGATCGTGGAAGGCTTCCATGAGATGCTTCTCTCTCCGATCATGAAGCCTGCCACTCCCTTGCGGTCGGGCATGCTCCTCAAGTCACCGTACGACGCGAAGGTGAGGCGGGTAGCGTGGCTGGACGACGAGGCGGGGAGGGTGTGGATCGTGTCCGAGACGTCGTCGTACGGCTGGCTCGGTCCTTCCTCCCCGCCGACGTGGGAGTACTGCGAGGAGTTCCGTCCGAAGAAGAGGCTCGACGGCAAGATGGTCGAGATGACGGACGAGATGATCGAGGATGCCTGGAAGAACCCGGACTGGGCGATCGGAGATCGACTTTCTCAGCATCAGAGAGAGTTCATCTTCGAGGTCATCGCTACCGCACCGCAGTGCGTGCTCATGCGCAACGTCAAGACCGGCGCTCTCTGCGCCGACTCAAACAAAAGCCTTGAGCAGTACTACAGGCGAGAGAGCAACCTAGGGAGTGACTGGTGAGGAGTAACACGCTCCAGTTCGTGAGCGGCCTCCTGCTGGCCAGCGCGGTGGGTACCGCAGTGCACTGGTACGACAAGGCCAAGCGAGCGCAGGACGCCATCATGTACATGGTGGAGGACGAGATCGATGCGGACGACGCCCTCAAGGCGTGGTCCGGAGAGGAGTAAGTATGTTCATGCTGCTCGTAGGTATCGCTATCGGCATCTTCATCGGCCGAGCCATCTTCAGCTAAGCAGAAAGACCCCGGCCGTAGCCGAGGTCCCAAGGGTGACCAGCAGGCCGGGAGGTGCGAGCCCTCCCCACCCACTCAGCGTCACGGCGTAAGCCGTGCGCCAGGACGGCCAGCTTTGCTGGCACGTCAGCCTTCATAGTCACGCTCGGTACGAGCGTTGGCTGCAGCGTTACCGCGAGGCTCTGTACGCCCGCTGTAGCCCCTGCGCATGTCGGCCAGGCTCCCCTTGCCCAAGTGCTGCTGGATAGCGTTCACGGCCGACCTGTGGCGGTTCTCGGCGCCCTGCTTGGTGATGCCAGACTCGGCACCGATCTGCTGGAACGTGTAGCCGTACTTGTACCGCCACACCAGCGTGTTGTACTGGTCATCCGTGAGTGAGCTGATCGCCCGGGAGACGTCGGCATAGCCAGCCAGGTTGTTGCCTCCAGTGGCAGGCTCAGCCTTGGCTCGGGGCATACCCTGAGTGGCGGCAGTCGCGAACGACTGCCAGTCCTCATGCTCGAACACGACTTCAAGGATGCTCTGGATCATGTCGAGAGAGTAGTTGAACACGTCCTCCTGGTCATAGCCGTAGGCTTGCGCGTCCTCCTTCTTGAGGAACGAGTTGGCAGCCTTCACGAGAAGCGGTACCACCGCGTTCTCGGTGGCGTCTTCTGATGACAGGACTCTGGTGATCGTGTTCTTGTTCTCCATGATCCACACCCACAACTCCTGCTTCACGTCGGAGATATCGTGGTGTGCAGGGAAGTTGGATGATGCGGTCCCGGCTGCGCGTTCTACAGCCGGGGCCAAGCGGGTCCAGTCCAACATCAGTGTTCCTCCAAGTACTTGATCATGCTCTTCAGTATCTCGACAGAGTCTTTATGCTAGATCCTTTCGCCCTTGAAGTACCCGAGGCGATCAACCAGGGTTACGAGTTCAGGCCAGACACGCTTGCCGTCATCTTCGAGCCAAGCAAACGACTGCTGCCAACTCACGCTGCCATCTTTCACATAGGTGGCTGCGACCGGGTCCATGATCGAACCGACATTAAGGGTGAACCTGGGGGATACCTTCCCGGCGTAACCGTATGCCCGGGTGATCAGGAAAGGTTGGTGAGTGTGAAAGAACACGTAGTTCTGGTGACTTCCGTACCTCTTGGTCAGCTTGGTGTCCCACGCTGAGGGCGTGGAGGAGTAGCCTCCGCACTCGTGCCCATGGATGGCCAGAGTGTTGGTTGCGATCCGATGAGGACCCTTGACGTAGTTCACGTCGAACTTCTTCAGCTCGAACAGGTTCTCCATGGAGAGGGCGTCGAGGGAGCGCAGAGGGTAGGCATACTTGGTGATGTAGTCGAACAGTCGCTCATCATGATTGCCGGACAGCCACTCCATGGCCGCCTTCGGGGCGGCCTTGCGGAGCGGGGAGAAGAACTCATCCTTGGTCTGCGTGATGTGCTCCTGAAGGACGGGTGCGTACTCTTCGGCAGAGCCTTTCGTCCAGCGTGACACGGTAGGCAGGTCGATCAGGTCGCCACCCTGGAGGATGCGATCCGGCTGGTACTTTTCGGCGATCTTGATGAGCTTGTCGAGGATGACCGGATCGTGGAAGGGCAGTTGCACGTCCGGGATGATCATCACAGACTGACGCTTGCTCACTTGACATCCTTCCAGGTCTCACGTAGGGCGATCTGCCTTACGGTGTGTCGCGAGATGCCATACATCTTCTGGAGCGTGTTCGACGTGCCACCACGACCAGCGACATACGCACTACGAATGTGTCGCACGTCATCAGGCGTAAGGCTGGTGGTTGCGCTACGCCCCTTGGCCGCCATGTCGCGCATGTTCTCAACATGCGTACCAGCTCGAAGATGAGTAGGCTTCACGCATCCCGGCGTATCACAAGAGTGCAGGATCTCGGCAGGCAGACTGCCATACACGGCTTCGAACATCTGCTGATGTGCCCTACGCGTAGTCTTGGAGCGAGGGTCGTAGTGCCTGCCATATCCCCGCTCATCGGTGATTCCGGTCCACATCCAGCACTCATCAGATACCTCGACGTTCGACATCAGTCGGCTGAGGTGTTCTACTGTCACTGTCATAAGGCAATCATAGCACACGAAAGGATCACATCATGTCCGATGCCCTACGTCACCCTGACATGAGGGATAAGACACGCATCACAGTGCACATCACACCACAGTTCGCCAAGGACCTGAACCTGATCATGGCATCATATGACCTGAAGAACGTGTCATACGTGGTCCAGCAGTCGGTAGCAGCACAGGCCAACGCCATAAGGGAACAGGTGGCAGCCCGAGAGGCTGCCCAACAGGAGGTGTGACGTAGGTCACACACCCCAAAAAATCTTGGGAGGAGTACAGCCTTTCAGGTCGCTCAAGAGTCTTATATATGTAAGCAACTTCCGGAAGGGTCAGGCGACCCCCAGGGAGCGTGACCCAAGTCACACGCCTAGGACCGGGACCACCCACGAGGCTACAGAAACCACCGTTAAACTGAAGTTATCTTCTAGAGCAAATAGGAGAACGAACGAACGGCCCCCAGGCCGGGCGTTCAGAATACTCCTACTAGCTCACTAGAGAGTAGCTAAGTAGCTACCCTTTAGTAGCCCTTAAGGGCTACTACAGTTAGGTTAACTGTAAGGGTCCGCCTGAGGGCGTCCCTGGAGCGGGGAGAAATGAGAAGCAGCGAAGGCTCCGGTGTAGATATGAGCTATAACGGGCCACAGATAGCTATGATCAGGAACCCCCTTCGGGGGGGTTCCGTACCGTATGAGGAGTGGAGAGACGATGCTTCCTGCCAATCCCTCCCCGCCGAGTGGTTCGAACTCTCTGATCACCTGATGGATGCATCGGGTGAAGCTCCGGAGGAGCAGCACCGACTGATATCACTAGGGTTGAAGGTCTGCAACGACTGCCCCGTGAAGAGGTCTTGCCTGGTCAACTCGAACGAGGATGACAGGAAGTGGACAACCCGTGGAGGACAGCCCCCGGAGGGGCTGTTCCCTGAGAATGGCAAGCGAGTGAAGGCTGTGCCCTACAGTCGAGGCAAGATATGCAAGAGAGGGCACGACATCTGGGCCAGGAGGTCTACCGGTAGGGTGTACTGCGTACCCTGCAAGCGGGCCGAAGAGGCCACCAGGGTGCGACCGCCTCGCAAGCGGAACCGACACCCCAAGGTGGTAGAATGACAAGATGGAACACATCTCCTTCTCACAGTTCAACACGTACACCAAGTGCCCTCGGTCCTGGTACCTAGGCAAGGTCCGTCAGGCCGAGGAGCTGCAGACCTGGTACATCCCGATCGGCAGTGCCGTCCACGACATGGTTGAGGACTGGTTGCTTGGCCATGGCGGAACTCCTCCCCGCTCACTGACTCCGCCTCAAGCGGAGTCCTACTTCTACCCCCTGGTCTCCAAGCAGATGGAGATCGAGCCAGACCTGAGCAAGTGGCTGGCAGGCGGCCCGAAGGACGCCCCTATCACGCACGAGAAGGCCCTCCAGAGGGTCGCAGATTGCTTCGAGAAGGCCGTTCAGGAGCTGGACGACATCGAGGTATGGGAGGTGGAGTACGACGCCTCGGGCAGCCTCCCAGGGCTTTCGGTTCCGGTGAAGGCGTTCGTCGACATCATCGGTGAGCACAAGAAGAAGGGCCCGGTGATCTGGGACTGGAAGACGGGCAGCACCAAGCCCGACAACTTCCAACTGATCACGTACCAGGCCCTGCTCATGGAGCAAGAGGGGTCCAGGGTGTTGCCGAACCATGGCAGGTATGTCATGCTGGCACCAGGTGCACCCAGCACCAGGTACGTCGACCTCTCGGAGGTCGACCCCACTGAGGTTGGTAAGAAGTACCAGGCTGTGGTGGACAGGATCGAAGGCAAGCACTACGAGGCGAAGGCTGGGTTCAACTGCCGGTTCTGCTTCCAGGCAGAGAACTGCCTGGTCAACAAGGGCATCAACAAGCGAACCCTGTACTACGATAAGTCCGAAGAGGAAGGGTACCCGTTCTGATGGCGTGCATCGAGGTGGACGACGACGAGGACTTCGGCCCACTCTGGTTGTGCGAGTGCGGCTGCTGGAATGAGGAAGCCTTTGACGAGTGCTTCAACTGTGGCCTATTCTGGGAGTGATGATGGGCAGCCGCGAGGACGACGACTGGTTCAACACCAGGTATGCCGAGGCCTCGTGCTACGAGCACGGCGAGATGACCTGGGATGAAGAAGAGGCAGAGTGGTTCTGCCTCGACTGCGAAGACGGCGACGAGTTGACAAGGACGTACACGTATGGCTGAGATGATCTTCCGGATCCCGAGCAAGGCAGTGCAGTACGGCTACGTTGAGATGCCGGTAGGCATGCAGGACGGAGCATCGCCCGAGCTGGTCGCTGCAGCCTACGTGAACTACGTCTACGCCTTCCAGAAGGAGGAGCAGGCAACGCTCAAGCGCCTCGCTGACGGCCTCGTAGGGGTCGACCCTAGGGATTCTATCGGAGACCCTCACAAGGCTGCCGTAGAGGCTGTCAAGGAGGGCCTCGGGGCTACCGAGGTGGATGAGTACGACAGCGCCTCCGAGGCTCAGGCTGCGACGCAGGAGCGCACCAAGGGCGCTCCCTGGACTCAGGGTGTTGACGCCAAGCTCAAGCCGTGGGAGACTGGAACCAACACTCCCGACAAGCTCGTCGCCGGTCTCGGCGACGGCTGGTAAGTTACCAGCCAGTACCAAAAATCACAACAAACACAAGGAGAAACTAAGTGCCTACTCTCGCAGAGCTGCTCAGCGGCGGTAAGGACTTCGGCCCGAAGTTCGTCAACCTGAAGAACGCCGGTGAGTTCATCAAGGGTGTGATCACCAAGATCGACACCGAAGCCACCGTCTCCGAGTGGGACACCACCAACAACCGGCCCGGACTCCAGAAGTTCTGGGTGGACGGCAAGCCGAAGGGCGTGCCGAAGGACGAGGCTGAGCGTGCTGGCCTGCGTCCGGTCCACCAGATCGAGATCCATCTGAAGGACGTCGTCGGCGAGTGGGAAGGCAAGCCTGCCGACCTGATCGAGGCGCGGGTCACCGCGACCGGCTCGGCCAATGAGCGGGAAGTCTTCAAGGCTGCGGTCAACGAGGCTGGCTCGATCGACGTCGGTGACGTGTTCGGTAAGAAGCTGGACAAGCGTAACGGGAACAAGAAGGAACACTCCATCAAGATCGTCAAGGCGTAAGCCTTGACTGTAGTGGGCACCAAAGATGACTACCGCTGGGGTGGACGTGCCCGGAAACCCCAGCACCAAGGGCCCGTAGCTCAAAAGCCTGGCTAGAGCAGCTCGCTTGTAGAAGATGGGGGTTCGAATCCCCTCGGGTCCACGTGAATCTCACAGAAGAGCAAGAGAAGGAACTCGATGAGATGGCCAAGCGATTCGAGCAGACCAAGGGAGGCAAGTGATGCGAGTTCTGTACTCCGCCGAAGAGGATAGTAGGGGTGAGATAGCCATCGCCGCCACTACTGACGAGTGGTGCGGTGTTCTCCTCGATCTGCTTGAGATGCGGAGGCAGATCCACTTCTACCGTAACCAGATCTTCGAGGAGCGGGGATGGACGTACGAGTATGAGGCTGGCACCAAGCACCTCATCGAACAGTTGGAGGTGATCATCTGAAGACGCTAGCCCGACAGGTCAAGCGAGGAGTCAGTGCAGGGGAGCCGCTCCCGGCTCCCTGGCCCATCTTCGAAGAGAAGAAGATGAGCTTCCGGCGGGGATCGATCAGCATGGTGGCCGGTCCGCCCGGCTCCATGAAGACGGTGCTCGCACTCAACATCGTAAAGCAGATGGGATCTACGGTTCCTACGCTCTACCATTCCTCGGACTCGGATGACTTCACCATGGCCAGCCGAACGCTGAGCATGCTGACAGGTACGCCCACCGACGAGACCGAGCTGTGGGTGATGGGCCAGAAGGCCCTGGCCTACGAGACGCTCAAGGATTTCGACCACATCCGCTGGAGCTTCCGCTCCAGCCCTACGCTGGAGCACATGTGGCGGGAAGCAGAGGCTTTCCGTGAACTGAACGGTGAGTACCCTCACCACACCGTGATCGACATCATGATGGACATCGACTACGAGGGTGCGGGCGAACAGAACTACTGGGCACTGATGGCCGAGCTGAAGGACATGGCACGTGAACAGGAAACAGCAGTTACTATCGTTCACCATACGAGCGAGGGGGCTAAGGCTGGCAGTCCACCTCCACGTTCGGCTATCATGGGTAAGGCCAATCAACTACCAACGCTCATCCTCACACTATGGGGTGACGCTTATGCTGGAACCCTGGACGTAGCCACCGTCAAGAATCGATTTGGTCCTCAGGATCCGATGGCCAAGAAGTACCTGACGATGGCTGCTTCCCCCGCCATCTGCTTGGTGGAGGAGAAGGAGCAAGTGGACCTGCTGTTCAAGGACGGTCCCGGCCTCAGCCGGGACGAGGCTATCAACGTATGGGAGGAAGACTGATGGCTGGAGTTCCGGTACCTGATGACTTGATCGTCATCACCAAGAAGGAGTACGACCAGTTGGTCGAAGAGTTCAACTTCCTTCAGAATCTGAGGGCTGCCGGTGTCGACAACTGGGATGGCTATCACTACGGCCTCGGAGGCGACCCGAATGAGTGACTGGATCTTCAACGTCTTGTGGGATGCCGCTATCTTCACGTTCGGCAGCCGCTGGATCTACGGCTACTGGTTCTGGAAGGCAGGTAAGTGATGTGCTGTGACAAGCCGTGCATCGTCGCCGTCTGGGTCGACGGCAAGTACGTCAACAAGTGCATCAACTGTCAGGCGGTGGTGGGCTGATGGGAATCTTCAAGGCCAAGAAGTGTCCGGCGTGCGGTCAGCCCAAGCCGTGCTGGTGTCCACAGCTGAACGGCAACTGCCCCATCTGCGGTGATCCGTACCCGTGCCTCAAGCACTGAAGCGGAGTTGTAAGGACTGCGGGTCGACGAGTCGGGCGCTCAAGGCGCCCGGCCCTCGCTGCGCAACCTGTCTACGCACCCTCAAGAAGGCCCGTAAGGAGGCCTCCTGGGCCCGAGGAATCAAGGAGAGGTATGGACTCACCCCTGTACAATACTGGGCTCTCTACGATGCCCAGGGAGGCTGTTGTTACATCTGCACTAAGGCTACTGGTGCAAGCCGCAGACTGTCCGTCGATCACGATCACAGTACGGGATACGTCCGGGGCCTACTGTGCCGACCTTGCAACACTACAGTTGGCAGGCTACGAGATGACCCTGACGCGTTTCAGCGAGGAGCGGATTACCTCCGTGACCCTCCAGCGTATCGATACGTGGGAAAGGTGAAGCCCGGCGAGCACATCGAGCCGGAGGCGTCGCTAGACCCCGGTCGGTGGGGCTGGAACGACGACACAGCATGAGAGGTGAAGCCCGATGAGCAAGACTGACGACCTGGTCAACGCGTGGATCAAGAAGAAGTTCCTGGAGTCCGTGCAGTACCAGAACAACTCCCTGCGGTACGGTCCGCCCGAGCAGATCACAGTCCTCTCGGCTGATGTCGATCCGTACTGTGGGTGCTACTCCGAGTACACCCGGGACGACGGGTTCGAGATGGTGGCGAGGCTGACCAGCAAGTTTGTCAAGCTAGCCGAGCGAGGAGGATTCGATGAGGGCATCATATGGGAGGGGAACGAGTCCTGACTTTCCGCTCTTCCCGATCAGCCCTATCCTGGTCCACTATGGAGGCGCCGAGCCGACCGAAGGTTACGGATGGCGACCTTACAAGTGCTGCTTCCACTCAGACCGAGACGCCTCCGGATCGGTCAACACGGAGAAGCAAGTCTTCAACTGTCACGCAGCCGACTGCCCCAAAGGCAACGCGGTCCAAGTGATCATGCAATGGGAGTCTACAACATATGCCGAAGCAGTCCAGAGAGCAATCGCTATCACTGGCCAAGTGGATTCGGGAACGGCACCCGTCGACCGTAGGCGCGGGGGAAGCCGGGGCGGACGTGGCGGAGCTCGCGAATCAGCTCGGACTTGGAAGCGTCCCGGAAGATGAGTGCGTAGAGTGGGGTGCGGGATTTGGCGGCAACGGATATGGGGTCGTGAACGTCAAGTCGAAAGCTGGGCGCTGGACGGTAGTTAATCCACATCGGGCGCTGTTGGTGATCATCGAGGGGGAGAGCGAGCTAGAGGCTCTGCACTCGTGCGGCAACAAGAAGTGCATCAACTTGTGCCACATCCGCTACGGCACCCAGCTGGAGAACGTGGAGGACCAGTTCCGCCTGGGGGAAACGAGCAACTTCGGCGAAGGCTGCCATCTGTCCAAGTTGACAGCCGGTCAGGTTAAGGACATCCGATCCCGTTACCGCAGGGGAACGGGACGAACCGATCGAGGCAACGGGTTTGAGTTGCGGGCGCAGTACGGAATAAGCTCAGCAACTCTCAGCCGAGTCGTGAATGGAGTTTCATGGGTTCGCTGAGTAAGGAACAGCGACAGTATCTCGAACGAGCGTGGTCTACCTACTCCCCGCACCTTGAGGTCGCCCGCGAGTATCTCGAAGGGCGGGGTATCGACTTCGAGTTTGCCCAGTCGCGAGGGTTGGGCGTCGTCCGCGACGCCCTTCCGGGGCACGAGCAGTACAATGGATATCTTGCGCTGCCGTATCTGACTAATCGCGGTCCGGTGAACATGTCGTTCCGCTGCATCCAGGATCACGACTGCAAGGCCACGCCGAACCATTCGAAATATGGAAAGCGGAAGGGTTCCCCGGTCAACCTGTACGGTGTTCAGTCCGTGGCCTGGGCTGATGACTGGATCGTGGTGTGCGAAGGCGAGATCGACGCTCTGATCTGGCAGCAGATCGGTGTACCGGCACTCGCGGTGCCGGGAGCAGAGAACTGGAAGGACTACTGGGCGAACCTGCTCGAAGACTTCAGTCGCGTATACTTGGCAGAGGACGGTGACAGCGCAGGCAAGGATCTGTGGATCGCGATGTCCGAGCACATCGACCAGTCCAACACGATGGTGGTCCGCATGCGGATGCCTGATGGCGAGGACAGCAACTCGATGTACCTCAAGCAGGGCAAAGACTACCTGATCGGAAGGATCAAGAAGTGATCGACGTCATCGACAGCGTCACAGGGTCACCGTGCTACCTGTGCGGTGACCCGATCGGACCAGGCTACGCCCTGCATGAGATCACCGAAGATCAGTGGGAACTCATCTGCGTGACCTGCGAATTGGTCACCGAGATAGGAGAAGGCAAGTGAGCGTGTTCATCATCATCAACGAGTCGACCACGTTCGACGACGCCGTCAGTTCGGAGATCGTGGGTTCTAGGTACTTCACCTCGGAGCAGAGCGCCTGGGAGGCGCTCCGGGACATCGCCCACGCACATGAGGACGATCTCGACTACGACTCGACCAGCCTGACGTACGAGATCACCGGCTCGTACGTTTCATTCGAGGAATACTACATCCAGGAACTGACCAAGGGAGAGGGCTGATGGGTAAGCACAATCGTGGCGGTGCGGCCAAGGAGCCGAAGACCGACCAGGGCAAGGCGTTCGGAGAGATGAGCGGGGAGGAGAAGGGCAAGGAGTTCGACGCGTCCCACAGCAATCCGAGGGGCTACGCCGCCCGCAACTTCTCCAACGAGAACCAGGGTAAGAATGGCCGGAAGGGCAAGCACTCCAAGTGACCACTCCTGAAGGCCCGATCCTCGAACCTCCGCCCCGGAAGGATGAAGATGAGCGAGACTGAGGCTGATGCGCAGTTCCGACATCTACATCCCTGTAGCTATCCGCGAGGAGAACGACGTGGCTGAAGAGAACCCGTCCGTCAAGTACGAGCTGGAGTTCGAGGGCGATACCGTCAAGCTGGAACTTGAGTTCAAGTTCTCCGACAACGCCAAGGACTTCCTCGACATCCCGCTGTTCGTCGACCTGGCAGCGCGGCTGCTCCTCGACGGGATCAAGGCCTGACATCAGGCACGTACGAGTGAGCAGGCGCCCCGATGGGCGCCTCTCCTTTCTAGTGGAGGTACACATGGGCAGGAAGCACGACGCGTACAACAAGGCAGCCCAGGCCGAGGGCATCGCCAAGAACAACTGGTCCGACGTTCAGGGCGGAAGCACCAAGGACGCCTACGAGGAGGCCAAGAACAACGCACTCCAGGCGGAGCGGAACTCCAACCTTGCCTGGCAGGAGTTCATCGAGGACCCTGAGGGCTGACTGAGGGCACAAAAAAAGAGCGGCACCCCCGAAGGGGTGCCGCTTCTTTGTTGTCACTTACCGCCGAGTCCAGCAGACTCGCCCGCGCTGAGATAGCCTGCGAACAGGCTCTTCACCACGGTCGCAGCCGCAGCCGCACCGCCGATCGCGGCGTCATGCCAGGTGCTCAGATCCGAGAAGCTGAACGCCGACAGGAACGCGAAGCCGAACGTGGCTGCGGTCCGCTCTGCGATATCCACGAAGTACTTACTCATCTGTCTCCTTGGTTTCGAATCGGGATCTCAGGACTTGGATCCCTTCTGCTGTCCGGACATCGATACGCCCGGTTCCGGGTAGGCCCATCGCGTACTGCAGGCCCTTGATGTGGTTGATGGTCGTATCGTCCATCTCCCCCGTCTCGGCGCACGACAGTGTGCGCTGGATATCCTTGATCGTATCAGCCGAGTACACCTGGTACGGACTCGGCGGCTGGGGCTTGTACCAGGAGGGCTTGCCCATCATGCTCCTACCTTCACGGCGATCTTGTCGACCGTCTCCTTCACCAGGCTGATCTTGCCGGTCAGCTCCTCGACGTCAGCCCTCTGCGTGACCAGCTCTTCGAGCACAGTCACCCGGGTTCGCAGGTCGAGAAGCTCCAGGTCTCGGTGCTCCTTGTCGCCCTTCAGCAGATCAACTTGCGTCTGTAGCATGTCGACGGTATCGCTGGCTATCTGACTAGCCGCACTGCGGCCGGTCATCCGGCCGCCGAAGTAGCCGCCTAGGCCTGTACCTATGGATACCATAGCTGTTGACAGTATGGTTGGATCGATCATCCCCACCCCTTGGGTTAGTTAGATAGACTCGGCCACCGTCCGTAGGACCACGGTCAGGTAACCGCCAAGGGTTCCACCACCGGGGCCGGGCGGGGCGAGCTGTGTAAACTTCCAGTCGTCGATCACCACGAGTGCCGAGGTATCCTCGTACAGCTCCTGGAACACCACCACGTCGCCAGCTCTGGCGAGTTCCTTGAACGCCTCGAACCTGGAGCGGGCGTAGCCATCGGTACCCATCCGCTGGCCGCTCTTGTCCATCTCCTCGTCGAACATCAGGAACGTGTGGTTGATCATCCTCTGCCTGATAGATCCTGGCAAAGCCTTGAGCTGCCAGCCATCGAGCACGGCCCCCACCGTATGATCGCTGGCACCACGATTCAGCGTGAACTTCAGCTTGATCCACTTACGTGGACCCGAAGGCTGAGAGACGGTGACATCACTCGTGCCCGGGTTCAGCGTGGGACCGTACGTCAAGGACGGCCACTCGGTGCCGTCCGGATCGAGCACCGACAGCGACAGGTTGCCGAGCAGTGGATTCGGTGCGGACACCGACATAAACTTGTACAGCTTCGGCTCTTCGGTGTTGAACCTGATCCGAGCGGTCCGGATGTAGCCGGACGCATACAGGTCGGTTGCGTTCTGCAACCACACCGAGTTGTTCTGGATGGTGAAGATCACCCGGTCGGTGGACCCGAAGGTGGACACCGACTGCACCACCCCGGTCGTGGCTGGAGCGTACACGTCGCGGGCGTAGGCGTACCTCAGGACGTTCGTGGAGGACTCCTGGTAGGGAGTCCCCAGGTCTACCCTGAAAAGCCCTGTAGCGCCGTCGTGTGCGTTCGTAGAGCCTGTGTACATGAACCGGTCCACCCCTGTGATGCCGTGGCATCCACCAGCGGGGGAGAAGAGGAGCGGTCCGTAGCTGATGTCGCCACCTGAGTCCAGCTCGGCAACCCTGAAGCCCCGACTGGTGGCGATCCCCATGAACGAGCCGACGTACACGAAGATGCTGTTGATCAGTTCGCCTCTCGGCATCGCTGCGTTGAGGATCGGAACGAACGTTTCCGTGGAGGACGACAGGTCCGACACGAACTTGTAGACAGCAGAGCTGGTAGCGTTCTTACCGCTGACATAGATGGCCGAAGGGCCCTCGGTTGCCGAAGTCCACTGCCACGTCGTGTCGGGGTGGGTGATCACCAGGCCGAAGCCACCGGACCACGCGCCCGGAAGCGCGGGTCCGCCCGTACCGTCAAGCACCAGCACGTACAGCAGGTTGTTCCAACTGACGACGAGCCTCTGCTTGACCACCTCAATGGTTCCCGAGGTGAGGGCACCTGCGGGGTTGTTCCAGATCTTCGTCCCCGCTCCGGTATCGACGCCTCGATACACCCCATCGGTAGCCACGATGAACCACGCCGTGCCGAAGTTGGCCAGAGCGAACGCGGTACCAGCAGAGCCGGTGGTGATAGCGGTGCGAGCAGAGTCCGTCACCTTGTACAGGGTGTTGCCTTCGAGCAGGAATGCAGCGTCGACCCCCGAAGGGTCGACGTACCCACGCACCGCTGTGGTGTTACTGGCCAGGCTGTACTTGAGATCCACCTGCTTGAGCAGGGTGGCCACACCGGGACTCCATGTGTCCACCCCAAGGGAATCCTCGAAGCGGAGGTCGAACGCCCTGGTGTACGGGTTGATCACATCAGGGTCCTGGTAGACCAGACCTGCACCCGAGGTCCACGAGTTCTGGGACCGCAGCCACCAGCCGTAGATGGACTGCTCACCAGGCTCGGCAGAGGAGTCGAACTGCTGCTTGCGGATCTCAGCCATGCCCTCGGTGTACGGCCACGCATCACGCGTGGCCGACAGGAACGGGATGCCACCGAGAGCGTAGTCGAACCCGTAGTCACGGAGGGTGTACCCTCCGGTGTTGGAGGTCCCGGGCAGGAAGTTGGAGAGTTGCCAAGGTATCTGCTTGACGACATCGGGCGACGGGTCTACCATGTCACGCCTCCCTGTACCAGCCCTCGATGGTCACGATCGTGCCGGTGACGAAGTTGCTGCCCTGGCATTGGATGCCGTCGAACCTGCGGAGCGTGGCACCGGTCGGACCGGTGTCCGAGGCGAAGGCGAACATAGAACATACGCCGTCGATGACGCCGCCGTTCGAGTTGGTGATACCGCCCACGATGTGCTGTCGAGTCGTGGCTGCTCCGTTGCCGTCCCGGAAGGGCGTGCTCGGGAACTGCACCGCGACGCCGGTGGAGCCGGAACCGTTGGAGCCCCACACCGCGTAGATCTCGTAGAACACCACCTTGCCGAGCTTCCAGTACCAGCCCACGTTGGTGTTGAACGTGCCCGTACCCAGTCCGGTCCACGTCGGGGTGAACGGAGTCCACGTGGTGGCCGTGGTGGCCACCTCGAGGCCGTTCAGGTTACCGGATGCGGTGAGCGAGCCGGTCAGCCCGAGGACGCCAGCACCCGAGCGCTGGAGGGTGACGTCTCGTACCGCTGCGCCCGAGCCGAACTCCTGCTTGCCACCAGCGTACAGCCGGTACCGGTCGAGGGTGTCGCCACTGACGATGGAGGCAGCAACCACGTTGCCTACCGCCGACTCCGTGGCCTGGATCTTGCCGGTGATGCCGAGGTCTCCGGTGATCGTGACACCAGCAGAGAACACAGGAACCCCCGAGAACGTAGGCGTACCGGACAGCGTAGGACTGCCGGTGATGGTGCCGCTCAAGGCGGCACCATTGACGGTCGGGTTGCTCAGCGTGGACGAGGTGTACGTACCACCGGTGATGGTCGCACTGGTCAGGGTGGCGGTGCCGGTGATGGTCGTAGAGTTGATCGTCGGGTTGGTGAAGGTCTTGTTGGTGATGGTCTGGACCGACGTGGTATCCACGAACGCACCTGAGATACCGTGGACTCCGGTTGTGGACGACTCGTGCGTTCTTGAGTCGGTGAAGTCACGGGCGGAGGAGACGTGTCGCACCACAGCGCCAGCGTTGTGGGTAGAGGCGGACGTCCCGTCCCTGCCTCGGGTGATGGTGAACACCGAAGGGCCGCCCGCGGTGACGTCCACCAGCTCCTCGTTCGCCGAACCGTAGTCCAGGCAGAGCGTGAACGGGAACGCACCCGGGAAGCCGGACGAGCTGGCTACCTGGATACTGACGTCGCTCGGGTTGGCGGTCACCTGAAGGGCGGTGACAGCGGCGGTGGAAGAATAGAACCGAGAGTTAGCCATGGGACTCCGATCACCCGTTGTAGGTCTGGTAAGAATCGAACAGGCGCTGAAGCCGTGTACGCTCTTCTGCGAGCCTCTGCTGATACAGGGCCATGTAATACTTGGAGGCGTTGCTACCGGCCCCTGTAGGCACCAGCGGTGCCCTCTCAGTGGCTTCTATCGCCTGCTGCTGGAGCCGGGCAGACTCGTACGCAGGAAGCAGGCGCCAGCAGGCGCCGTACGTGATCAGGTCGATGTACCGTTC